ATTGCACGTTCTGTAAGAAATATTGTGTTCACATTGCCTGGAGAGAAGTTTTTTGAACCAACCTTTGGTTCTAGAATTACTGAATCACTATTTGAGAACATTGATGACATAACAGCATCCATTATTGTTGATGAATTACGTGAATCTATAGAAAACTTTGAACCAAGAGTGCAATTGATAGATGTGAAAGCATTTCCAGACTATGATAATAACACTTTTGATGTAACTATCGTATATGAAATCATCGGAATTGAAATTCCAGCACAAGAATTACAATTTGTATTGCAGTCAAGTAGGTAAAAATGCCATTAGCTAATTTCTCTAACTTGGATTTTGACCAAGTTAAGACAACTTTACAAGAATATCTAAAGTCAAACTCGAATTTTACCGATTACGACTTCGAGGGATCTAACCTTTCAACGCTTTTAGATGTTCTGGCATACAATACTTACATTACTTCTTATAATGCGAACATGATCACCAATGAGGTGTTCATTGATACTGCAACGTTAAGAGAAAATATCGTTTCGTTAGCAAGAAATATAGGTTATGTACCCCGTCCCAGACAAGCAGCAAGAGCAACTGTATCGTTCTTTGTAAATACGAGTGGAATTAACCCTGCACCTGCTACATTAACCCTTAAGAAGGGTCCTGTGGCAGCATCTTCAAGTGCTTTTGGTGGTCAATCATTTGTTTTTTCAATTTTAAGTGATATTACGGTTCCAGTTTTTAACGGAATCGCAGAATTTAACGATGTTGAGGTTTTTGAAGGTACATTATTGACACAAACCTTTACATATTCATCCAGAATACCAAATCAGAAATTTATTTTACCAAATATTGGAGTTGATACAGATTTAATCACAGTTTCTGTACGTCCAAACGAAGCATCTACCACAGAAACAAAATATAGTGTTCAAAATAGTCTTTTTGATGTAAAATCTGACTCAAAAGTTTATTATTTACAAGAAATTGAAGATGAGAGATATCAAATATTCTTCGGAGATGGGATTTTTGGAAAAGAACTTGAAGATGGTAACTTTATAACCATAAATTACATTACTTCTTCTGGAGATTCTGCAAATGGACTAAGTTCCTTCAATTTTGCAGGTAGAATTGAGTATACACGTAATGCTTCCACTTATACTATCAGTGCTGGCATCTCTTTAATGACTACTGGACTCTCTGCATCGGGTGGAGAGACAATTGAGTCTGTAGAGTCGGTTAGAAAGTTTGCTCCAAGGATTTATTCGTCTCAAAATAGAGCAGTTACGTCAAATGACTACGAATCTTTGATTCCAGCAAGGATTTATCCCGAAACTGAGTCAATTTCCGTTTTTGGAGGTGAAGATTTGATTCCTCCTCAATTTGGAAAGGTCTTTATTAGCATAAAACCAAGAACTGGTGACTTTTTACCAAGTTTGATCAAAGAAAAGATAAAATTGAAGTTAAAGAAGTACTCGGTAGCAGGAATTGTACCAGAAATACTTGATTTGAAGTATCTTTACCTTGAAATTAATACAAAAATATATTATAACACCAATCTTGCTCCTGATGCTGCATATGTTTCTACGTTAGTACAAAATAATGCTGAAAAATATGCTGAATCATCAGACATGAACAAATATGGTGCTAGATTTAAGTATAGTAAGTTTTTAAATATTATTGATCAAAGTAATGAATCAATAACTTCTAATATTACGACTGTTTACATAAGAAGAGATATTAGAGCAGTCTTAAATGCTTTTGCGGAATATCAAATTGGTTTTGGAAACGCATTTCATATTAAGAGCATGAGTGGATATAATATTAAATCATCTGCATTTAGAATAGCAGGAGTAATGGATGATGTGTATATTTCTGATTTACCAAATACTAATAGGTTAAATGGATCACTATTTTTATTCACACTTCCCTCTATAGAGTCACAATCCCCTACTATTATAAGGAGGAATGTTGGAAACATTGATTATACAAGTGGAGTTATTACTATTAACCCAATTAACGTTCAATCTGGAATGATCAAAGATGGTCAAACAATTATTGAAATTTCAGCATGTCCTCTTTCCAATGATGTTATTGGATTACAGGATCTTTATTTGCAACTAGATATTAGTAACAGTTTATTTGAAACGGTTGTGGATGAGATTGCTTCTGGGTTAGATCCATCAGGTTCCAATTATATTACTTCTTCAAGTTATGCGAATGGTATTTTAGTTCGTGCAGGAGGACGTAATAGTGATATAACAACCACTAATACATCTTCTGTACCTAGCACTAGTGGTAGCAGTGCAACTACTCCTTCATCATTCTCTGGCAGCACATCATCTGCTGGTTCATCTTACTAAGATAATAGAAATATCCAATGACATCAAAAAGAGTTAAGTTTAGTAACATAGTTCAGAACCAGCTTCCTGGATATGTACAGTCCGATTATCCTTTAGTCGCAGAGTTTTTAAAGTCATATTACCAAGGACAAGAATATCAAGGTGGTCCTCTTGATTTAGTTAATAATATTGATCAATATGTAAAAATAGATAATCTTACTAATCTTACATATTCTGTTGGATTAGGTGCGACAGTTGGAATTGCGAGTGATGCAATTGATATTGATATGCAGAATTTCCCAACAGGAACTTTGGGATTTCCAGATTCTTATGGATTGTTGAAGATTAATGATGAAATCATTACTTATACTGGAATAACTACTTTTGGATTTACGGGATGTGTTAGAGGATTTAGTGGTATTACTTCTTATAGAAGTCCCACTAATGCTGAAGAATTAGTTTTTGAATCTACAACGGCAGAACAACATGCTAAAGGATCTACCATAGAAAATTTAAGTTGTCTCTTCCTTAAAGATTTTTTAATTAAAACAAAGCATCAAATTACACCAGGTTTAGAAGGAAGACAACTTACAGACAAATTAAATCAAGAAGTTTTTCTAAAACAATCAAAAGACTTTTATTTAAGTAAAGGTACTGATAGAGGTTTTGAAATTTTATTTAAAGCATTATATAACGAAAAAGTTAATATCATTAGACCCCGTGATTTCCTTTTTACACCATCCAATGCTAACTATAAAATTACAAGAGATTTTGTAGTAGAACCTATTGTAGGTGATCCAATGAACTTGGAGTTATCTACTTTATTCCAAGATGAATATAAAGGTTCTGACTTAGAGAAAGCATATGCTCCTATAACCCACGTAGAAAAGATTGCAGTGGGTGTTGGAGAGACGTTCTATAAGTTTAGTGTAGATGCTGGTTATAATAGAGACTCTAGGGTTGAAGGTGCTACTTATGGTACATTTAATACCCATCCTAGAACTAGAATAGTTGGTGCAGTGTCAGCAGGAGCTACTACATTTGATGTTGACTCAACAGTTGGGTTCGCAACAGATGGAGAACTCCATTGGAGATATATTGATGGTAGTGTGGGAGTAAGTTCATATACATCTAAAAACTTAACTCAATTTTTTGGTTTAAGTGGAATTGGTAAAACTATTACAAGTGCAGAATCAGTTGGTATTAATACTTTTGCATATGGACAATCAGTAATTAATCCAGATGAAACTATTGAAGTTAGAATTACTTCTGTTGTTCATAATTTAGAATATGATAGAGCAAGTTGTCTTTATGGAAGTGGAGATAGTATAAAAATTAAATCTTTAGGGATAGGTAATACTGATTACCGATTATCCAATTGGTTTTATAATGTTTCACCAACATATAAAGTAAAACAGTTGGGATTAATTGACGTTTCAGACTTTACTTATGAAGTCTTTACTGACGTTGATCATGGATTCAAAGTAGGAGATAGAGCTGTTCTTTCTAGATCTGCAGATGCAAGAACTGCTTATCCACCTTCTCTTATAAGTCAAATAACTTCTTCTAAATCTTTCATTATGAAAGAACAAGGAGAAATTGACGTTACTCGTTATCTTGAAGATAATCCTTATATTATTGAAAGAAAAATTGCAAAAGTAAATGCATTAAACTTCCCTGAAGCATCTGTATTTTCTAGTGATGTACAGAACGTTTATAAGGAGAGAGCAGAGGATAAACTTTTAATTACATCCCCATCTATTCCATCATACGATAGTTCCTCTTTGGGTGTTAATGCTAATAGAATTATCTTTAATGGAAGTTTTGAGGGAGACACTTTTAACATAATTGCAGATGCTACTACTCCTGTTGGTGTACCTATTTTTGACCACGGTTATTATACTGGAGATGCAATTTACTATACACCACAGATAATCAATGAAATTTATGTGGACACTACTAGTGGTACAAAATTAGATAATTTTGTTATTAAGTCTGAACTATTTCCAAATTCAGAAGGTCTTTATTTTGTTAAACGAGTAGATGCAAATAGTATTAAACTTGCAAAAAGTAGATCTGATCTTTATTTTGAAAATTATGTATCTCTTGATAATGTAGGAATTGTAACAGATAATAGAATTGAACCATTTAGTTTTCATGAAGAAACTTTAAAATCACAAAAACTTGTAAGATCAATTAATCCACCAATTAATACTGGAACCATATATGAAACTACTCCAGGTACTACTGGTATTTTGGCAAATGGTGTAGAAATTTTAAATTATAAATCTTATGATAAAATTAATTATGGTGAAATTACAGGAATAGATGTTCTTGGTGGAGGTAAAGGATATGATGTAATAAATCCTCCTATTGCTAGAATTGCTGATGCTGTTGGAACAGGTGCTACAGGATGTGTTGCAATTAAAGGAACGTTACAAGATATAAGACTTATAGATGCTGGATTTGGATATGAAGAAACTCCTGTAGTAACCATTACTGGTGGAAATGGTAAGGGTGCGACTGTTGGTGTAAACATGCAGTCAGTATCACATTCTGTCTCTTTCTTCTCTAATTCCAGTAAAGTTGGATTGGGGACAACAGGAGATTTGCCATCTACAATTGGATTTTCAACTTATCATAAATTTGCCAATGGTGAGAGAGTAATTTATGACACTAAAGGACAAAGTATAATTGCTGGTCTAACAAGTGATGCAAGTTACTATGCTTCTGTAGTTGGAACTGGTGGAACTGTAATAAGACTCCATACCACAGAAGCAGGTGCTTTAGCAGGAATTCAAACTGCTGTTCTTACTGCTCGTGGTGATGGTGTACAGTTTATAAAGTCTTATAATACAAAATCTATTGTTGAGTCTATTAATGTACTTACATCTGGATCTGGTTATGAAAATAAAAAGAGAACGGTTCAACCTGCAGGAATTAATACATCTTCAGATCAAATAAACGTTCAAAACCATGACTATAAGAATGGAGAAATTATTAATTATACTTGTACAGGAACACCTATTACAGGATTAGCAACTGCTACTGATTATTATGTTTGTTTTGTAGATAAAGATAATTTTAAATTAACAAGTGTTGGTGTAGGAACTACTGCTAAAGATTTCTATTATAGAACTAAACAATTCCGTGATTTGACTTATATTGGAGTAGGAACTCATCAATTTAATTATCCTCCCATTGATGTTTCATTAACAGGAAAGGTAGGAGTAACATCTGTAGGAACAGAAACTTTTGAGGCTCAAATTCAACCAATATTCAGAGGGGAAGTTACATCTATTCATTTAATTGATAAAGGAGTTGGATATGGATCTTCTGAAGTTATTAATTTTGATAGAGAACCTGATGTAAGTTTATCTGCTGGCACTGGAGCTGAAGTTATACCTATTGTTAATGGTGGATCTATTACTGAAGTTTATGTTAAGTATAAAGGTAAAGATTATATTGCTCCTCCCGATCTTCAAATAAATGGACCTGGTTTTGGTGCTGTATTAACTCCTATTTTAAAAACTGTGGGAGTTGGAACTACTGCCACTTATCTTTTAGAAGAAGTAAAGGTTCTTAATAAAGGAGCTGGATATGGAACATCAACTACATCTATTACAGTTCTTTCACCTGGATCTGAAGTAAAACTTCGTAGTAATGTTCAGCAATGGACTGTGAATTTATTTGAAAAGTATTATCAAGGTGAACAAATAACATCTGATGATGGAATTATTGTAAATGGATTGAATAGAGGATATGGTCTTCAGTATACACATTTATATGCTCCCAGAAAGCTCAGAGAGGGCATGTATGCGACGAATCAAGAGGGAGTGTCATTATATGGTCAACCAGACTTAAAACGTGTTAACGGGCAGGAAATAGAGTCTCCAGATCATTCTCCAATAATTGGTTGGGCATATGATGGAAATCCAATTTATGGTCCTTATGGTTATGTTAAGAAAGAAGGTGGATCTGTAACTCAGATGAAATCTGGTTATGTTGAAGAATCAGCAAGTAAAGAAAATAGACCACCATTAACTGTCTTTGGTCCAGGATTCTTTGTAGAAGATTTTACATATAAAGAAAAAACTGATGAAACTGTTTTAGATGCCAATAATGGAAGATTCTGTATTACTCCACAATATCCAAATGGAGTCTATGCATATTTCGCAACTATTAGTAATTCTGGTGCTGAACAGGGTGGTCAATTCAATAGTTTCAAATTACCAATATTCCCTTATCTCTTAGGTGATAATTATCAGTCAACTCCTGATGAATTTAACTTTACTCAATATTCTAATCAAGATGATTATCTATTGACTAAAGGAAAACTTAGAAAAGATATGACTCTGGATGATGTTAAAGAAGAGTCTACATGGAATACTAGTTTCTATAGAAATACTGCACCTTATAATTTGATTGAAGGTGATGAGCAATATCAATATATGCCTCTTCCTAATAAATTGAAGCAGCATATAGATCTTAAAGGAGTTGCTCCAGGAGTAGTTGAGAGTATTGGAATAACAACTGGTGGAAAGAATTATAGGGTTGGTGATAGTATAGTATTCAATAATGAAGGAACTAGTGGTGGTAAGGCAGCTTCTTCAGTTTCACGTCTTGTAGGTAAAGATGTTACTGGTGTTAGTGTTGCTACAAGTTCAATAAGTGGATTGGAAGTTTATCCAGGTCCACAAAAAGGTTATTATACTCTGGTGAATGATGAACCTATCGGTTGGATGAATACTGATATTATTAATGTCACTGGATTATCCACAACTTCATCTAGAATCGAAGGAACATATAATGCAGGTATAACTTCTAATCGTTTAGTTGTAACTGGTCTAGGAACTACTGCAGTTGCTATTGGAACTGATGGTGCTACAGGAATAGTAACTCACTTTAGAGTTCAAGGTGATTTAAAATTCCCAGCTATAAGACCTAATGATATTTTAGGCATAGGAACCGAAACAGTTAAGGTATTGAACATTGAACCTGATCTTGGTAAAGTAAGGGTTCTACGTGCTTACAATGGGGTTACAGGGGTATCTCATACTGTTACATCAATATTGCTCGAACAACCTCGTAAATTATCTGTTCAGGCTGGAATTAATTCTAGTTATGAATGGAAACAAAATACACAGATATACTTTGAACCTAAAGAAACTGTTGGTATAAACACTCTATCTGGTGTAGGTATAGGTAGTACACTAAGGTTCTCCAATCCTGGTGTTGGTCTAACAATGCTTTATGTGAAGACCAAAGAAATGTATCTTCCTAATCATAATTTAATAACTGGTGATAAGTTAACTTACTCTCCTGGTAATGGAACAGGCATTACAATTTTTGAGGATGGTAAAGCTGGTTCTGTTGGAGAAAGAACATTAATAAATGGACAAACTCTTTTTGCTGCAGTAGTTAATAGAGACATAATTGGTCTATCTACTTGTAGGGTAGGTTTAGGTACTACGGGTACTTTTGTGGGCATTGCAAGCACACAGAGGGACTCTACAACGTTCTTCTTTGCTGGAATAGGAACTGGAGTATATCATAGTCTTAAGACAAATTATAATGTTATTACGGGTGAAATTAATAGAACTAAGGTTACTGTTTCTACTGGAGCAACTCATGGTTTATTAAATGATCAAAGAGTCTTTATGGATGTTAGTCCAGGTATAGACACTTCAATTGTAGTGAAATATAATGATTTTAATAGAAATGTAGTAATCAATCCTAAAACGTTTGCATCATCAGGTGTAAACACAACCACTAATGAATTAACTATAACAAATCATGGATATAAGACAGGTGATAAAGTTATTCATACTGTAGGTGTAGCATCTGCTGTACCTGGTGGTTTAACGGATAATGACATATATTACATTGTTAGAATTGATGATAATACATTTAAATTATCTCCTACTTATCATGAGTCAACTGAATCTAAACCACCAATAGTTGGAATTACTAGTGCTGGTGATGGAGGAATAATAAATCCAATAAATCCTCGAATAGAATTATATAAAGATTGTAGTGCTGTATTTGATGTTTCTGATTCATCATTATCTTATGTAAATCAGGCAACAACTTATTCCGCATTTAAACTAACTTTCTATAGGGATGAAAACTTTACTAAGATTTGGGATACTTCCACATTAACAAAAGACTTTAATATTGTAAGAAGTGGAGCTCCTGGCATCACAACAAATGCTAGTGTTACTTTAAAAGTAACAAAAGAAGTTCCTCACGAATTATTCTATAGATTAGAACCTCTTTATGATAGCAATCTTCCTGATGTAAAGAAAGAAATTACTGTAGATCAAGATGTTATTTCTGGAAGTCAAGTAGAAATTTTAGAAAGTTTGTATAATGAAGGTGGAGAAGATGGTCAAAGAATTACCATTGCTGCTACCAATCAATTTACATACACTTTATCAAGGATTCCAGAAAGAGCATCTTATGGTGCATTATCTGATTTAAATTATAAAACCAATAGTCCAAGTGCATATGGAGAAATATGTGATTTTGAGATAAAAAATCCAGGAGAAAATTATTACAGTCTTCCTGGAATTACAACTATTAAGAGTGATTTAGGAACTAATGCAATTATTTCTGGTGTTAGTACTTCTATAGGTAAAATTAAAACAGTAACACTTTCAGATATTGGATATGACTTCCCATCTGATCCAACATTAATGCCTTCAGCTGCAATGCCTCAAATCATTCAGCTTGATGCTCTTAAATCTGTACAAAAAGTTGGAGTAACTTCCTTTGGTAGAGGATATAATGCTAATCCTGATTTAGTTGTAATTGATGGATTTACTGGTAAACCAGTTTTAGATCTTGATTTGAGTTATGAATTAGGAAATCCAAATGTAGAGATTTTACAAAATACATTTGGTATGCATGATGCACCTCCTACTGTAGTTCCTATACACAATAGTAATGGTGTTGGTATTAGTACTATTGGATTTAATACTACCAGTAAAGATGTAACAGTTGAATTAAATGTTGGATATAGTACTGCTGATACATTCCCATTCTCAGTTGGAGAATTGGTATTTATTGAAGGTATCTCTGTAGGTGTGGGATCAACAGGAAGAGGATATAATTCTGCTGAATATGATTATAAACTCTTTAATTTAACTGGTATTCATGAAAATTATGGTGGTATTGGAAGTATCACTTATAATCTTACTGATTTCTTTGGAGATTTAGCACCTGAACTTACACCAGGTCAATTTGATTTTGTTAACTCTGCAGGAAGAATTGTTTCTCAGAAAAATTTCCCAACATTTAGGATTGATCTTACAGATTCAAGTGACTATGTTGAGGGAGAAACAGTTACAGGTACATTAAGTAGCACTACAGGAGTAGTTGAATCTTGGAGTCCTAATACAGGAATTCTTAGAATTTCTGCACAGAAGGATTTTGTAGTTGGTGATATTATTGTTGGAAGTGCTTCTGGAGTTGAAGGAGTTGCATCATCTATCAAATCTTTTGATGCGTATCTTACATTAGGTGCTACTGCTAGAATAGAAGGTGGTTGGGAGACAGAATCTGGATTCTTTAATAGAACTTTACAGAGATTCCAAGATAGTGATTACTATCAAAACCTTTCATACTCATTAAGTTCTAGAGTTGATTTGGGTGTATGGAATGATCCTGTTTCTACATTGAATCATACAATAGGATTTAAGAAATTTGGTGATTATCAATTAGAATCTACTCCAGATGATGTAGATTCCTTAAAAGTTGGTTTGTCAACTGAATTATCAGCTTATGGTATTGTTGCAGAACAATTCTCAATAGTTGATATGAATTGTGTTGAAGATTTTGACCTTGCATCAGAGAATGGTTTGATAATTGGTAAAGATACTGTTTCTACAGAAATAACATTCTCAAGTAGGATTCTTAAGGATTATGATGAATCAATTGGTAACAGGGTAGTTTCAATTGATGACTTTAGTGGAACATTCAATAGTAATCCAAGATCTACCAGATTTACAACAGTTGCTTCTTGGACTTTAGCAGAAAGAAGAGCATTAAAGTATTTCCTCTATGTAAAAGACAAAAGATTTACTGCTCAGAGGCAATTAACAATATGTGATATTATTCATGATAATAACTTTGGTTATCTTAATCAATATGGAAAAATAGACACTGTTTATAATCAAGGTGATTTTGACTTTGCGATTTCTGGTAGTTTAGGTGAGTTGAGATGGTATCCAGTAAAATATTCTGTTAACGATTACTTTATTGCAAGTCTTTCCTTTAATTTGGATGATAATGCTTTAGGAACTGGTAGTACTGTAATTGGACCTTCTATTGTAGATACAGAAAGTGTTGCGATTGGAGTTGGAATCGGAACTACCACAATTGTGGGTATTGCAAGCACTTATAGATCTGCTCATGTAATAGTATCAATCAATCCTGATATTAATTATGAAGAATTTGAATATAATCAATTTAATATTATTCATGATGGAACAACTGTTGATATAATGGAATATGGACGATTATCAACAAATATAACTGAGGGATATGTGTCTCGTACTGGTATGGGAACTTATCGTGGATATATTGAAGATGATTTATTAAAACTTGATTTCTACCCTAACACTGGTGTTGGTATTGGTACAACAGGTGCTATTAATACAATGTTAGTTGGAATGGCATCTTCTGAGT